GACCCAGTCATGGCCCAGATTATTGAACTAAAACTTTTTATGCTCATGGATGGTGTTAATTTTGAGGATGTCAGAGAGTATGCAAATAAGAGACTTGTTATGATGGGCATTAAGGAACCTGAAACAGATGATGAAAAAGAGATGATGGCAGCACAGGCCCAACAGGTAGAAGAGCCGGACGCAATGATGGTTGCAGCTATGGCAGAGGATAAGAAAGCACAGGCTATGCTCCTGGAACAACAGCGCAAAGGTATTGAGATGCAGTTGACAGCACAGAACGAAACAGCCAAAACTCAGATCAAGGGTTTTGAGGCTGAAACGGATAGGAAAGATACCCTGATTAATGCGCAGAAAGCGAATGCAGATATAGAGAATAAAAACATTGACGCATTCGGTAAAAAACTAGATAATACACAGAAGCTAATAGATATTAATAGCATACGGCAATGGACAGATGATCAGATATTACAACAGATAGCGGTGGGGTAAAGGAGCTTAACAAATGAAACGAATATGTACGATTTTTATAATGGTAATAATGACAGCGTCAATGGCACATGCGTCAGGAGATTACAGATCTAATAAGCAGATATACACTGTGGCTGATTCAGGGACTACATCAACCTGGATGGAAGTGCCAGGGTGGGCTACAGGAGCTTTGTTATTTGTTCCAGATGTTGATAATGGAGCTGTAGGTCTTGAGGTCACAGTTAATAGCGGAGTGACCGGTACACCAATGCTTAAGGCAGATGGGTCGGCTGATGCTGTTCTGTGTGCCTCTGGTGCAGATCCTGCGATGATAGATATATCTGATTATATCAAGTCTATACCTGGAAATGCTGAGTTCGGTGTTAAAATCAGGATTACATGTGCGTCACAGACTACAAGCGGAGTGACCGGTTATATTTATTTCAAGGAATAGGCATAAAGAATGAAAGAGATAATCAAGACACTCACGGACATGATATCCCGTAAAGTATGGGGACACTTGCACATAGATCTACAAGGTGGCAAGATTGTGCTGGTTGAGAAGAGAGAGACAATAAAACCGGAGTGAAGACATGGATAAGTTGGAAGAGAAAATCACTCAGATTGTAAGCAAAAAAATACAGGAGTTTCTATATAGACACAAAGGCCAGTTAGTTGAATTCAACGGATCTCTTTGTATGATACACAAGGATTACCCTAAACCGGAGTAATTTAGTACAAGCAACACAACATAGGTACTCGAACAACGAGGCCAGTAAAGCACAGAATTAATGTGCTTGCTGGCCTTTTGTTGTTTATAGCTCAGACGTTCTGAGCATTACAGAGGCGCACTGGTTAAACGTATCTACTCATGGATTGCATGAGGCCCTTAACTGAGAGGCAAGTCAGGATGAAAGACGAAGATCTGGGAATTGAGGAAGAGGTAGTCGAGACTGAACTTGATGACGCAGAAGAGACAGAAGATGAAGACGTTATTGAGGAGGAGCTTGACGAAGAAGGCAACCCTATAACCGTAGAAGTAGAAAGCTGGATGGCTGATGAGGATGACCAGACAGACTCAAAAGTGCCGGTAAGTACACACATAAAAATGAAGCAGAAGTTGAAGGGAAGGTTGAAGGACCAGGATGGTGAGCTTGAGAAGCTAAGAGCAGAGAACGAAGCTTTAAAGGCCCAATCAACTGCCACAAAGCCAGACCCCAACAAACTGCCAATACTCCCCAAGGAATCAGAGTTTGACGATGATGCCAAGTATGAAGAGGCTATTAATGTATATCATACAGAGATGGCAACACACCACTATTCACACGCACAACGTCGAACCAGTTTACAGCAGAACCATGAGCTTGAAAAGAAGAGGCTTGAGGACGCAGTAGAAGCCCATTATGACAGAGCGACAAAGCTTGTTGAAACTTATGGAATAAGCCCAGAAGTATTCCAGCAGGCAGATAGGGCACTAAGAGAGGCAGCGGAAAGCGTTATGCCGGGAAGAGGTGATCTGTTAATTGATGATATTATCGCAACTATGGGTGAAGGTTCAGAAAAGGTCCTCTTTTCAGCAAGTAGGAATCAGAAGAGCCGGGATAAGTTTGTATCTCTTCTTGTTGAAGACAAGCGTGGTGTAAAGGCTGCAATGTTCCTTGCTGAGGAAAAAGCAAGACTTTTAAACACCAAAACGACAAAATCAAAGGCAAGACCGCCAGCGTCTAGGATTGAGGGTGATGTCAATGCCTCACCTAAGGCGGGATCTCTTAAAAAGCAGTATGACGGAGCCATTAAAAAAGGTGATACCCAGTCTGCTTTTAATTTAAAGAGACAGGCAAAAGGTCTTAAGGTTGATGTGTCAAGTTGGTAAGGAGATATAAATTATGGCACTAGTAAGCGGAAAAACAGCAATTCAGATGTTTGACAAAGCGATTGATACTTATGAATCGCAACAGTCAATGGTTCCTCTGTGTAAATCAACTACTCCAAGTGGTGCGGATTTGCAGAACTCAGGCAACGTAATCTGGAAGCAGGTACAGCAGAGCAGAAAGCTTGTATCGGGATTTGATATGACAGGCCAGAAGTCGGGCATAGTACAGCAGAGCTATCCTTGTATACTTGGTAACCCTGTCAATGATGTAATCGAGCAGAGAGCAGACGACACCAGGGATATTCAGTTCTGGATGGATGCTATCGAAACAGGATCAGAGAAACAAGCTTCAGAGCTTAACTCTGCAATCGCAAGCGCAATAGCAATTCAGGGCTCAATGTTTGTAAGGTCTAATCTTACAAGCGGATTTTCCTTTCTTGGAACTATCCAGAAGGCCATGAATGCCAGACAGCTCAAAAAATCACAGCGTCACATTATGCTGAATGATGCTGAGACTTTCACTTTTGCTGATGACCTTGCAGCAAGGCAGACCGTTCAGGGTAGATCTGAAAAAGTATGGGCTGATGGTCAAATCGGCCAGAATATTGCACAGTTTAATGTTCATACTGGATCTTTTCTTCCCCTCATTACAGGTGGAGCCAACCCAGCAACTACAGTAACAGGTGATCAGTCTTTCGCTCCACTGGGCGGCACAGTAGCAGACACCGCAACAGGAACAGTTACCAATAATGATTATCGTAATGCGACCATCGTTGTTGCCGACTCTTCTGGTTACACAGTAGGGGATAAAGTCAACATTTCCAACTCAGGTACACCAGTAAAGGCCATAGGTCTTGATACTAAGGTTTCCACTGGGGAGGCAATGACCTTTACAATCAAGTCCATCCCTTCGGCTCTCAGTATAATTGTATCTCCAAGGCCAATCGCCTATGACGATACAGCTCTGACAGCTCAAGAGCAGGCATGTGCGAACATTGATACTCTGATCCTTGACACGGCGACAGTTGATCGTATCAATATCGATGCCTCAGTTCAGACTAATTTATTTTGGGATGAATCAGCAGTTGAGATCATGGGCGGAACTCTCCCAGCTGAGAAGTTCAAGGAATTTTCTGGCATGAAACAGCTTAACCATAAAATGTCAAATGGCCTCACAATGTACATGTTTTGGGATGGGGATATTGACACCCTGACCTTTCAGTACAGAAGCTTCCTATGGTACGGTATCACGATTGCGAATCCTAGCAATTGTGGCGTTGCTGTTTATTACACTTAACCAATAACCTTTGGTGGTCTATAATGGGCCACCAAAGAACAAAGGAGATATATATTATGGCAAAAGCTATATTAGTAGAGTTTTTACATCACACACTGGAAACTACATGTCCAGAGGATCTTTCCATTGACGTGGCCGCTGATGTTTTGGCGATACCTATCACCAGACCATGGGTTGATAAAGTAACTGGTGCTGATGCTGAGGCCCTGACTCTTGCAAATGGAGTACCAGGTCAGGCACTTACAATCTATCTGAAAACAGATGGTGGTGGTGACGGAACCTTGACACCCACAACCAAGACAGGCTTTGCAACTATCGTATTTGCAGACGCAGGAGATCAGGCTAACTTGTTCTATGTCGATGACACTATCGGCTGGACCATAAGAGGCTTGAACGGAGTTTCCGCTCCTCCAGTAAAGACAGTTTAACCTTTTACCTACCTTTGGGGTCTTGCCATAAGACCCCTCTGAACAAAGGAGTATTATTATGACAGCAAGAGATTTTTATCACACAGGTTTACAGGTAGCCAGAAGCGACATGAGAAGCATGCTCGATGGTATGGGTCCTGGTAATCAGTGGTATGTAGATTACACCAAAGGCATGGACACCAACTCAGGTAAAACATGGGCAACAGCCTTTAGGACTTATGGAGCCGCTATTGACGCAGCCACAACCAACAACAATGACGTAATTAATATCAATGGGTATGCCACGGTCACAGAAACGTCAATGGTATCCATCACAAAGAGCAGGATTCATACTATTGGATGGTGTGGGCCTATGGGTCATTATGGACAGGGTGCAAAGATATCTCTTGGTATTACAACTGCCATAACAGATATCGCAACTGTTCAAAATACAGGAGTCAGGAACACTTTCACTGGTGTAAAGTTCATGAACTCTAACACTGTCGCACAGGGCCTTTATGCCTTTGCAGAGGGTGGCGAGTTTACAAAGAGTTTCAGCTGTGAATATTATAAGTCAAATTTTCTCAATGTTACAGGAGCCGCCGAGCTTCTACACAATGGAGACAGCGCCCAGTATTATAATTGTACTCTAGGCTCAACTGCTAACATCATAGCGGA